CCACTGGTTATCCCAGCCCTCGGGCTTCACTTTAAAGTATGGCGGGTCTGTGACTATCAGATCGACAGAGTTTTCCGGTAAGGTCTGGATAAATTCCAGGCAATCAGCGTTGATTAACTCACAACTGGATATTTTTACAGTATTAGCCATAGATCAATAAGCACTTCTCTGATAGGCTCATTCCGCTTTTGCGCAAAGCAGATGGGCCTGAGGTTTGCTTGTGACCCCAACGCATGAGCAGATGGCTGGCAGGTGCCGCTAACACCCACCAGCCGCCCATTACCACAAATTAAAAAGCCTTCACTGCGGAAGGCGTCTGTAACAACCGAACTGATAATCTGCCAGACCCGCCATAACAAGCTGGGTCAGTATTAACTGGCAGCGTTCGCGTGAAAGGTAGGTATTCTGCGCAATTTCCCCGACGGTCGCCGGTTCGGTGACACTTAATTCATTAAATACCACTCTGGCGGTTTCGGTCATATCCTGCTGTTTTAGCATGTCTTTTTCCCTTTTCTGGTTAACGTGACACACCAATAACTCTTGTCTGAAAAGCCAGCAAGCTGAAAGACCGGTATTCGCAACCACCAGCACGTTTAACGTACTGCGCCGTTTTTCGGACACAAAAAACCGCCTGGCGGCGGGTTTAAGCTGTGTGGCGTAGTAACCACTCTTAACACGATATAATATTTTTTGCGTACGCGTTATAGTTTTCTTACAATCTATTTCCAACTCCAATTAAAGGAACAGTGATATGACCACACTCAAAGAACTCAAAGAAGAGCTTGCTCAGATTCAAGATGAAAACGCGAAAAATAGAAAAAAAGCTGAAATTGCAGCCTTGGTCACTTCTGCCGACAACGAGATTAGGCTTGCTCAGAGAAATATTGGATACAACGTACGTGAATGGACCGTTGAATTAATTGTACAAAAGTATGGCAATAATCTTGAAACTGACAAAAACGAACTTTTTATTCCTGATTATCAACGCGATTACAAATGGGATATCAAAACAGCCTCTCGATTCATCGAAAGTATATTATTAGATTTTCCAATCCCGTACCTCTACATCTCCGACGTATTTAATGAAGATCCTGAGTTGGATGGTCGTGTAGAAATTATTGACGGTTCACAAAGGATTCGCTCAATTTACTACTTTTGGAACAATCAGTTTGAATTGAAAGACTTAAAAGAACTCAAAAGTTTAGAGGGCTTCAAATTTTCAGATCTTTTGGCTAGCCGCCAGAGGCGATTTTTAAGGGCATCACTAAGATTTATTGAATTGAAAGGTGATGTTGAGGAGCAACATAGAAGAGATTTATTCGAAAGAATAAATTCAGGTGTTAAGAGACTGGAAGCGATGGAGGTTAGACATGGTTCAGATGCGGCCACTTCAATTTTCTATAGGGATGTTGTGACTCCTTGCTCAACAAATCCACTTTTCGCTAGTCTAGCTCCATTATCAGACCGGAAGCGTTCGAATGGCGATCATCGTGAGTTAGTTTTGAGATTTTTTGCATACTTAAATGATTTAGAAAATTATAAGGGTTATGTCGCTCCTTTTATTGACAATTATCTTAATGTTCAGGCCGAAAGGGTCACACAACAAGATGTTGACAAATTTAAACATGATTTTGAAAGCATGCTTGCTTTTGTAGATACTCATTTCCCTATGGGGTTTAAAAAGACACCAACAAGCAAAACCACCCCCCGTGCTAGATACGAAGCCATAGCAGTGGGAACTGCTCTTGCCTTAAAAGCCAATCCACATCTACAGGCTCCGGTTATTCCTGTAGGAGACTGGCTGTTTGGGGAGGAATTTGAAACCATAGTTACTGCTGATAGTGCCAACAACACCAGCCAACTCAAAAACAGAATATTTTATGTCAAAGATAAATTATTAGGAATGTAACTATGAGTTTGATTGATTTAAGAGATGAATACGAAGAAAGAGCAAGAGATATTATGGAATTGCTTTCTCTTGCGTCATCTTTAGAGGCTCAGACTCAGCAGTTAGATCAGCAAACGCATAAAGATGAAATAGAATCAAATACCCTTAGGGTTAACATTTTAAAATCATCCGTGCACATGATGCTGTACAATCAGGTTGAAAACACTGCCAGAGGATGCATTGAGTCAATTTATGACCATTTGCAAGATAATGAAGTAAATTACGCATCACTCAGGGAGAAATTCCAAGTAAATATCTTGCACCGTATCATTTCAGATAATGAATCGGGAAAATCTCTTTATCAAAAAATTGGTTCCGATATATCTAAAAGGATCATTTCAGCCTCATTAAACATACGTAAAGAATTCAATGGTAATGTTTGCAAGTCTGTATTGCACAAAATAACACAAGCTTACGGAATAACTGTTGCAAACTCACCAGAGTGTAGAAATGGTGTTGACTTAGATTTACTTAAAGATATCAGAAATGAGCTGGCACATGGAAGTACCAGCTTTTCTAAAAAAGGTCAAATAGACCCTTTAGAAGAAGTCAAATCGAGGTCAGAAAGAATTGATCTATATTTGCGTTTATTAATCAACTCAACAGAAAATTATATTACCTCTAACGGGTATTTATCCCCTCAACATGTCTGATAAATGTTTCCCCTATTATCTGACCAATTATAGGGGGAACAGCATTTCCAATCATTGTCCCCAATTTTTGGAATGAAAAAGGCGTCTCCTTGTCAAGGAATTTATAATCCATTGGAAAGGATTGCAAAATCGCAGCTTCACGCAAAGTTATGGCGCGATTTTGCTCAGGATGGCCAAATCGTCCATTTCCATATCCATAACACTGGGTAGTTATCGTAGGGCTAGTATCGTCCCAAACCATCCGTCCATAAACGCTTTTATAGGTAGCACCTGAATTCTTTTTATGACAGTCTGCTCTAATTTCTTCAGGCCAGTCATCCCACGTACCACCAGGTAAAGAATGCATGATTCGTTTAAGATTGATATCCATCAATTTAGGCGAACGATGCAAGGGATCGCTTTCCAGCTTCTCACCTGCCCCTACTTTTGGCAACCTACCAATAGCATCCTTAACAGTAACTTTACGGCTAACTTTTTTTTGATCAAGGCTGATCGGCCCCAATTGGGAACCAATTAGAATTAATCTACGTCTATTTTGAGGTAAGCCATACTCAGAACATCTTACAACGTCGTACCACAAATGATATCCAAGAGTCTTTAATGCACTAACAAACCCTTCAAAAACCTTATGGTTTCTAAGTTGAGGAACATTCTCCATCGTCACAAGCTCTGGCATGACATCACTTACAAGCCTTTGAAACTCATATAACAAACGCCACTTTGTATCGTCTTTACGGCTATTTGGATTACGATACTTGGAAAACGGTTGGCAAGGAGCACATCCAGCAAGCAATCTAATATTTCCTTCCTTGAACATAGCAGACACATCGCAGGATTGCAGTTCTGTAACTGACTGATTAATGAACTGCGTTAAAGGATTATTGCTCTCAATAGCAAAACGGCAGGATTCATCAATATCAATACCATGAGAAACCTCAATCCCGGCTTTTTTTAGCCCAAAAGTTAAGCCCCCCGCACCACAAAAAATGTCTACTGCCTGAATGTTCACAAGATTCTCCGTTACTTTATCCTGGTATTATATACACATAAAAGTTGGGAAAGTAGAACGATTTTACATAGAACTTAAGTCATTGTAGTAAATGAAAAATGACAAGCAGCCATCAATAAACCCCATTGCTGTTTGCATCTCTTTCCGTATTGTTCCATCTGAACATTTCCGTTTTTTAGCAATAGCGCGTAATGAGATACCAATAACAAAGTGAGCAATGATCAACTCATACTCTTCGGGTTTATACTTTCGCAACCGAGCCACACAACCGTCTATCATGATACCTTCGTCATCATCACACTGGAGACGTGACTTTTTACCGTGTGGTAAAAGCCCCTTGAAGCCTGCTGCTATCGGCTGCCAGTCCACACCACTGTTATCTGCTGCAGCCCAGGCCCCCCAACGATCTAAAACTTCGTACATATCACGCATCAGCGCAGTACCTCCTGCACCAGTTTTTCGAACTTTCCAACTTTGGTTTCCAGCTCTGCCACACAATCCACCAGCTCATCCACTGCTTTTTGTGCGCGGTGTTTCGCCTGCATCAGTTCCCTGAGCGCTGGCACCATATCCTTACGAATGGCATCTTTTGTTACGCCTGTCTTTTCCAGTTGTTCCGCCTGTCGTAACATTTCCTGTGCCTGTTTACGTAATTGTTCAGGCGTAAAAGTCATGGTCTGGTTGTTCAAAAGAAACGCTCCATCTTACTGCTGTCGGTTCGCTTATTGCTGTATCTGCGCGGCTGGGGCTGCTGCATTGGGGTGGAAAGAATCTGTGCGCTTTCCTGATCCACAGGCAGAAAATGTCCGTTATAAAAACGCCGGTAAACCGTCCCCAGAGAACCGTTACGCTGTTTCGTGATATTGATTTCTGCGATGCCCCTGGCCTGCGTATCCGGGTTGTACACTTCATCCCTGTAAAGCATCAGAATGATGTCTGCATCCGCCTCTATTTCTCCGGAATTTTTCAGGTCTGAGTTCATCGGACGTTTATTGGGTCTGGACTCCACACCGCGGGAGAGCTGACTCAGCGCAATCAACGGAAAACCACCGGATTTTGCCAGACCTTTAAGCCCCTTTGAGATTTCACCCACGGCAAGGTCATGACGCCCCGTGGTTCGGGTTTTTATCAGTCCGAGATAATCAACCACCACCAGCGCCGTTTCCGGATGTTTAATCAGGTGGTGTTTCGTTGTTGCGCATATCTCGTCAATGGTCAGGTTCGCCTGGTCCACCATCCAGATATTGCGCCCGGTCATCCGCCCCACCCCTTGTGAGAAACGTGCCCAGTCTTCGTCTTCAAAGTGAGTGACAGATTTCAGACGTGATACCGGCATTCCTCCAGCCGCAGATACCATGCGCTCACCAATCTGGATGTTCGCCATTTCCATTGTGAACAGAAGAACACCATGCCCCTGCTCAGTCACCTTGTCGATGATATCCAGCGCCAGTTCGGTTTTGCCCATCGAAGGACGTGCAGCAATAAATACCAGGTCGCCAGGCTCCATGCCGCCCGTTTTTGCGTCCAGTTCATCAATACCGGTCATCAACGTCCTGGATTTCTCCAGCCCCTGATTCCGGCATTCAACACGCTCAACCACTTCCGGAAGCACATCATCAATATGTACCGGCTGAATAACGCCCTTTTCCGTCGACAATGAGGCCATCATGTTCTGCGCATCCTTCAGGGCATCTTCAGCTGCTTCACAGGTATGCGCATCACGTAATTTCTGCAACGCCTCATTCAGCGTCTTTTCTGCATCACGCAGTGCGGCATTGCGACGCAACGCTGCAACATAGTGCTCCAGTGAAGACTTCACCCAGGTTTTACGCCCGGTATCAGTAATCACCGGGGCAAGTTCCGGCATCTCATTACACAGCAGCACAGGGTCAATCACACCTGAAACACGGGCCTGTCTGCAGATGCCTGTGTAGATATCCCGATACGGTCGTACAGAAAAAACGTCCGCAGGTAGTGTGGCCAGAATATCCATCACTTCAGGATCTGCCCCGCGCAGAAAGAACGCGCCAATGACAGCGCCTTCCAGGTCATCGTTACGCCAGACTGGAGTTGTCATGCTGCCACACCTCTGATATGTGCACGGTAGCTTTCCCAACCAAACACCAGACAGTTACGCCCACCATCAGTAACGCGATCCACAATCCGTTCACCAATGGATTCCTTAAGCTGTTCAAACGTCAGATTGCTGATCAAAATTGTCGGTAACACGCTTTCGTAACGCGCATTGATGATTTCCTGCAGGATGGTTATCTCTGTTGGCGTACCGAACTGCACACCAACCTCATCGATGATGAGCAGGTCCAGCGATACAAAATGGTCAATAACTTCATCTTCAGTGCGTTCAGAATTGTGACGCCAGGTATTTTTCACAGCGCGGGTCAGTCGCATAACATCCGTAATTTCGACAGTCGCCAGGTGGTGGCGAATAATATTTTTTGCCATTGATACAGCCAGGTGATTTTTCCCGGTACCGCAATTGCCAATCATGATCATGCTGGTACCCGCAGCAAGACACTTCTCCCATGAACCGGCATAGCGCCGACAAGCCTCAAGATTTCTCTGTGCGTCAGCATTCACCGCCTGATAATTCTCAAACTCGCAGTTCTGGAAGCGGCGGGCAATACCAGCCCTGTCGAGTAATTCATGAACTTTCAGGATGCGTAACGCCTCCTGTACCTGATCCAGTTCATTCGCAATGCAGGTCGGGCAACCAGACACCCGTTTGATGGCTTCCCCACGAACATCTGGCCCTTTCAACACCAGACGTGTGTATTTCCCGTGTTTCTCACACTCAGCAGTTTCCTCGCTTGTCAGCCAGTGTTCACAGCGCCACGGACGCTTCCCGGCACGGGCAAACTGCATCTCCTCCTCCAGTTCCGCCCTGCGGTTGAGCAATTGCGCTTTGTCGTGTTGTGCGTAGTATTTTTTTAACTGTTCAAACATTGTTCATCACCTCGAAAAATCACCAGTTGAAGTTCGTTGAACCGTAGTCCTGCTCACTGAATCCCGAGATCGGGAGGCCGGTAGTTCGCCCACCTCCGGGAGCGGCTGGCTGTTGCCAGGCTTCCTCGAAATGACGATCGGGTCCAAAGAACGTCGCAGCCTGCTTCACGAACTGTGTGCCGGTATTTCCTGTAGCACGTACCCAGGCGGCATAACGTCTCACACCATCAAGCATGGTCTCCGGTTTTATTCCCTCCCTGAGACGGGCTTTCCAGGCTTTGAAGGCTGCTGACTTGGAATTGCCACCAGCACGTTTGGGATATTCCTGCCAGGCCTGTTCAAATTCCGGTGAATATTCCTGTCGGGCAGAACGCGCTGGTGCAGACGCGTCAGCGGATGCGCCAATATCTTGCGGATCATGTTTTGAATTTACTTGTGGATCATGTTTTAAACCTTGTGGATCTGGGTCCAGATTCTGAAGGGTCAAAACCGTTTTTTTGCCAGAATCTGAAGGGTCAAACACACCTGAACATTCAGATTCTGACTGGTCAGATTTTGAAGGTTCAGATTCTGACGGTTCAGATTTTGAAGGTTCAGATTCTGACGGTTCAGATTCTGACGGGTCACGTAATGCTGAAAGTCTGCGCTGTTTTTTCAGTTCAGCGACCTTATCCCGCTCCGTTCTGGCAAGCTGTTCAAGCCGATCAGCATTCAGATGATAAAGATTGGACGTATTACGATTACCTTTGCGGCGTGAATGACGCGTCAGCCAGCCATCAGCCTCCAGCTCTGAAATTGCCGTTCTTACTGTGCTTTCTCCCAACCCAAGCTGTCGGCATATTGTTTCAACACCGGGGTAACACACCCCGTCATCATTCGAATAATCAGCCAGGCGCGCCATGATCATCAGCTTTGCACCTTTGACTCCATACGCGGCACATGCATCCCAGACGTTACCGAGAATTTTGCTACTCACACGGCACCTCCCAGGCGTTTAAACATTTTTCCGGACTGAAACACCGCCAGTGGGTAGCTAATGGTGTAGTTACGCCCCAGTAATTCACACACGACTTTCTGGCTTTCGGTACTGACCAGGCAAACCCGCAGAACATGACCGTTGCTGGTGGCAAACCACTGCCCCACACGGGGGCAACGGTTGTATCGGTGATACAGAGAATTCACAACGCGACGAATCATGGGCGCACCTCCCATTGATTACGGCGGAAAGCAGTGTGATTCAGACTGGTTTCAGCCTCATGGAATACTTCAATGCAGCTCTCGTAGTACCGCATTGTGCGCAGACTTAACCCAAGCTGAAGCATCATCAGCCCATCAAGGGTGATGTAATAACCACGCAGGGAGTCACCATAGATGTGATAAGTACCCGGTATGAAATTGCGGGTAAAAAATTCGCGTGAGCAGTTCAGATACTCGATTTTGTCGACGATGTTCTGGTGCATGCGCTTAAAGTGGCAGGCAACATGCAGGGAGAAAATAACAGCTTTGCCGTTGACGACTTCGATTTTCAGGTATGGGGAAGTTGGGACTGTAGCCATGATGGCAGCCTCCTTGAGCAGTGAAAAACTTCCACCACCGGAGGTTCCAATCTCACTGGTGGCGGACTGGACAGGGTTGGAACTACCGGCGCTCAAGGAAACCGGCGAGCCTTTCGGCTCCCCTGCCCAGCCCACCATAATTCTGGCGTGCGCGAGCATGGACGATAAAAAAGACGCTGGCGCGTCGTATATCGCCTCGAGCAATTCCGGGGTTCCAATCCCGGCACCCGCTTTATAAGGTGCCGGAACAGTGTAACGTCCCGAAATTGCAGAATCAATATTTTGGTTGCGGATCATTTTGTACCTACTCGCCGTTAATCCACGTTTTCGCGCTGGTTCCAGTCATGAACGGCACGTTCTTTCGAATCAGGAATCTGGTTTGCGTTACAGCAAGTACATGCGACGTAATAACCATCATCGCCATCCAGAAAATATTTCACCTCAATGAGTTGTACTTCCGGATTTCCGCAGAACGGGCAAGGTTTCAGATCGACATCACCAGTTACACACGTCTTGGTTTGCATCATTTGTTCTCCTGTAAAAGATTCGCGAGCTCAGTGTTATGGGTAAATAGCCCATCCCATGTTTTCTTCATCGGTAGTTCGCCGTTCAGATAATGGCGATATAACCAGGCGGCACCTTTTTTCTTCAGGAGTGGTTTGAAAATCTCGCGCATTTCCCCGTTTTCCTGCTCAACCTGCCCAGAACGCTCAGTCAGGTATTGGTCACGTGCATACGCTTTTACACGCCAGCGCGGATACATCGCCTCCGGACGGTCGTCATACAGCCAGTTACGCTCTTCAAGGAACGCATTAATCTGACGAGTGTTTACACCGTTGAGTTGTTTGCAGAACTGCACAGGAGTGATGCCATCGGCGAGATGGCTTTCAAGTTTGTTGATGTAGCGAGCCTGACGCTCTACATACCCGAGAGCAAGGCGTTCGGCTTTTCTGGCCTCAATCCACGCTTCAGCAGCAGCGATCGGATCGTCAAAATTGGGTAACTGATTATTGCCCGCTGTAAGTTTGCCAGTACGATAGTCAATAAAAGTCTGGTTCACCTGCAACCGGAACGCAGGAGAAATCCATCCTGCATATTCAACAGCAAGCAGTTCGTGCGCAAAAGTACCGCCATTCCGCCCTTCCAGTGAAACTATGCAATTCTGCATAGTTTCTTTTTCCAGCTCTTCAATAAGTTGTTTAGCTGACTGAGTACGCAACCACTGCGTCGGAGCTTTATTGGGGCCAAGACCGCTGGCTCGATGCAATGCATTCAGATTAAAGCGCCCAACCATATCAGTTGAAATTTCTACACCAGCAATAACTGGCAGGTTTTCAGGGTTGACTAATTTTTGTTTATTGATCATCATGAAATCCCCTTACTAATCAGAATAAGTCGGGCTGACGGAATGCGGCCCGGCTTTTCTTTTTTCGTTCAGTAACCGTTCATCGCGTGGACATTTCTGATAAATCACTCTGCCCATCTTCCGTGCGCGCTAAGCTTGGATTTGAAATTTTGCGTAACGAATCAGGAATTCCATCTTCAGGGTGAGGATAAAGATCTGGCCTTAAGCCATGTGGCGTGACCTTCCATGCAACTACTTCACATACGCGTAAAACGAAACGAGCAGGAATTGTGTTTTTTGAAAACCACTGATTCACCGCTTGCGGCGTCACACCAAGATTTCGCGCTATGGCATTTTGCGCAATTAATGCACGAAGTTTGTCGTAATCATTTCCTTTCATAACAAAGCACCAATATTAACTTTATGAATCAAGAATACATCAAGTTTAAATTAACATGCAAGTTACAAAAGGATCGAATACACTAAAATCAAGTAAAGATTTATCCTTGTAAAGAAACCCACAGGATTTGGTTATGAAGAACGTCAAAAACACGGAAAATCGAATAGCCGCAATGCTGAAAGCAAAAGGATGGACTCAGGCTCAACTGGCCCGCAAGTTAGGTGTGAGTGCGCAATCAGTGCAGTATTGGACAACAGGAAAAACATTTCCACGGAGTGATAAGCTCGCGCATTTATCAGAGATTAGCGGTTATCCACAATCCTGGTTCTTAGGTGAAGACTCCTCACCAACCTTTTCCTCGCAAGAGAAACACCAGACAAGAACAGATAGCGTCGTGTTTAATGTCCTTGATGTTGAGTTTAGTTGCGGTGATGGAACTCATGTCCGTGGTGACTTGATAGATGTAGTGCGCTCAATAGAACTTGACCCTGAATATGCCCGACGCCTTGTTGGAAATCGGGCATTCAAAAATATAGAAATAGGTAACGCCAGAGGAGACAGTATGGCTCCCACAATCTCACCTGGCGACCTTCTTTTTCTTGATAAGACAGTAACTTATTTTGATGGCGATGGCATTTATGCATTTTGTTTTGATGGAGAATGCTACGTAAAAAGACTTCAGAAAATTGGAAGCAAAATCATGGTGTTATCTGATAACCCCAATTATCAACCATGGAGCATCGAAAAAGAGGGGTTAGCTCTGCTTTATATCCAGTCTAAAGTGATCTCATCAGTACCATTCAATATAAACAGATTTGGTTAGTCTTTGATTTTAACGGGCTTTGCCCGTTTTTTTCTGCCTAAAACACACAATATCAATTTTTTCTTGACAGCCTATTTCTCAAAGCATAATATCGCACCATCAATTATAACTTGATTTAATTCAATTTAAAATTGTTGGTGGATATATGAAGACACTAAACGCAACTCCAGAAACAACTAATTTTATCAACTGCGGCTGTGTTACGCTTAAGGGCTTAGAACTTGATTCCTTTGCATTAAATATTGCAAATTTGCTAAGTGCTGTACGCACATTCCATCTTCTGGATTGTGCTCGCTCAAAGGAACTGGGCATTGAGGTAATGGAATTTATCCATGAATATGCTCTATCTGCTGCTTCTCCTGCACAACAAAAACAATCCTTCCCTGAAAGCTGGCTGGTTAACCTTCGCCCCCAACGCGAAGCCTGCGGCTTAACAACCGCCGAACTCGCCAGGCTGCTCGATCTCGATGAAGAAATTATCATCCAGTGGGAGAGCGGAGAGTATGAACCAACTATCAGTATGCTTATCCCACTGGCAAATATTCTTGGCTGCGATCCGATGTGGCTGTTAACTGGCGAGGTTACTCCTCCGGAGCAACCAAAAAGTGAGGAGCAGCAACACCATGACGCATCTCAACAAGTTTGCTCCTTATCTCGCGAAGCTCTTCTAAGGAAGAACCAATACCAATGGTGACATAATCACCGCTTCGCCCCTCAAGGTACATGCGAACATTTTTATCGATCATTGCGGAAACAGTCTCAATATGAAAACACTTCTGAGACTCGCTATATAGCAGAACATATAAGTCAGCTGAGGAAGCCATGAAAAAGTTCGAAAACATAACTGTTCTCCATGTTGATAACTTTGATTATACAAACCCGGAACTTCTCCCGGAGGTTGTAAAGGCAATAGATGTTGCCGATATAGTGATTAGAGGAAAGAGAATTGTCAAAAACAGGCTCGCATGCACTTCAGGAGCAATGACAGAAACAACCTCACAACAAGATGATTATGAAGGCATTTGTCTGGAGCCGGACTCATTTGCGGTAAATGTTTATCATTTATTGCATGCAACACAGGTATTACATATGTCAAGTAATCACGAAACAAAAACACTTGGCAGCGAAATTCTAAATTTTGCATGTGAATATGCAAAAGCTGCTGCCGAAAAAGAATTAGCGCAATAACAATAAATATTCCCTGAATGTTTATTACGGTTTTATCGCCGGGGATTATTGCAACCTTTATTCGCAGGAGATTATGTTATGATTTTCCTGAAACATAAGGCATCGTATAAAACTGCCTGCCTCATTGCACAACATGGAGATTCTTATCTTCATATAGCTAACCTGTATTTGCGCAAAGCATATGGGAGATAAGTCAATGGAAGAAAAACAACAAAACATAACACATAAAAAAGTAAGAGTGTTGCTAACCATTGAAAATGGTGAAGTAATTTACTCAAAACATCTGTTGGATAATGAATTCGTTGGCTGCATGGATACATTTCTGTGGATGGCAAAAAGAGCGGGTTACACGATTATTCCACCAGCAAAGGAGCAAACATTATGAATCATTCAGAGTTCCGACCAGAAGTTACGCCACATGGCATAAAAATGGGCAATACAACCATTGATTATGTTGAGGCCGTACAGCGGCTTAATGATGGTGAATACGATTATCCAAATTCTCACGGTTTAAGAATTATGCAATGTATTGCTGAAGCCGATGATGCCGGATTACTGGGACGATTTTCAGTCGATATGAAGATTGCTCAATGGCGATGGCTGTATGTGACGACGTTTATAAATGAAGAAGAAGGCAAGAACGGCACCATTGATATCCCTAACGATGACGGAACTACAGATCGCGCAGTTATTTATAAGGGGAAGCATGGTTGCATGAGTATATACCCAGGACCACTTCGCATTGCCCTGCAAAACCATGTCGAATGGGGATTTATTGAAAAATATGGCGAAGCTGAAGGCATGGGGCGAGTTCTGTTTCTCTATCAAAATATGCTCATCGCAGATCCTGATAATGGTTTCATTGTTTCTGCTATGGGGCGCGAAGGGCTTGAACTCCTTCTGGATGAAATGATTCACGATCTGAATACTCATGGTATGCCAGAAACACCAGTGGCACATTAAATATGTCAAATCAGAATAAAATTAATGTATTTCAGGTTGAGTCAAAACATAAAACACCTGTAATAAAACACGTTCGCCGCCATACACGCATCTATACGCCAGAAGAGTTTATGGCAATGCCAATGATAAAGAAACTCATACGAGACAATTCCAGTCTCGTTGCTATAGATAAAAACAGTGGAGAAATAATGTTATCACGTGAGATTGCCGAAATTTACTGTAGCGTGAATAACAGTAAAAAGTTGAAAAAGGCAATCAGAAAGATATCAGGAGGAGCATGAATATTTATTTCAGAATAGTCATATCACTGGCAATTATCGCATGCATTTACGGATTACTCGTTCCGTTCCTTATATCCATGAAGGATACGATAGCAGTTATTTCTGGCTTTGCACTGGCGTTTCTGACCCCGCCCTGCATTTATGCCATTTACAAGGGTCTTTCTTTCACTAAGGATAAAAGATGAAAAAAATTATTTTTGCTTTAGCCATTGTTCTGCCGACTATTGGCCTTGTCGGTTGCGATCGCGTTGAACCAGGTAATGTTGGCATCAAGGTAAATAAACTGGGCGACGACAAAGGCGTCGGTGAGGTGGTCGGTGTTGGTCGCTACTGGACTGGCTGGAATACTGAAGTTTATATCTTCCCCACCTTCAAACAAATGAAGACCTACGATGAACCGTTCAGTTTCCAGATGAGTGACGGTACAACCATCGGCTATCACATCGGTGTGGCCTACAAAGTTGATCCATCCAAAGTTACCACGGTGTTTCAGACCTACCGCAAAGGCGTGGATGACATTACCGACACTGACCTGCGCCAGAAGATCGCCGACGCACTCAACCGACTGGCCAGCAAAATGACCACTGACAAATTTATCGACGGCGGCAAGTCTGAGCTGCTGGATGAAGCTCTTAAAGACATTCAGGCAGAGATGACACCTATCGGCATTCAGGTAATGAGCCTCTCATATGTGGGTAAGCCGGAGTACCCGCCAACCGTTATCGACAGCATTAATGCCAAAGTCACGGCGAACCAGAAAACACTGCAGCGCGAGCAGGAAGTAAAACAGCGCGAAGCGGAAGCCAATATGTTGCGCGCAGAAGCTGCCGGACAGGCTGATGCGATTCGCACAAAAGCCCAGGCCGAAGCTGATGCTATTCGTTTACGCGGTGAAGCTCTGCGCCAGAACCCCGGCGTTATGGAGCTGGAAGCCATCAATAAATGGAACGGCACACTGCCGCAATACATGACCAGCGGTGCTAATACACCATTTATCCAGGTTAAATAACTTATATGCCCGGCAGGCCGCCGGGCTAAGGGAAAAGCAGATGAACACCCATAATGCCCAACCGCAAATAATGAACTATGACCCGAATCTGACGTCATGCGGACGCATGGCAAAACAAACCGTTCGATTAACTTTCGGGTTATGGGAATACCGCGAAACATTCGAAGTTACTGTCGGCGGCAATCTGACCGGACTGGATGTTATCAGTTGCGCTATTGAAAGCCTGTACGCAACGCTGCCTTATGAAGAAGTCGAGGATGAGCGCGATATCATAGCCACCATTAATATCGGTGGACTGGAATGCAAGGATGAAAACCTGTCCGGAGAGCTCTGGCTTGCCGGGATGCTTATCTCAGCAGAAATCATCAGCATTGAACCCGCTACAAACATACGACTCTGAAGTTCTCACTATTCAGAGAGCAGGAGAAAAAATGTTCGCTTTGATTAATCAGGGACAACTGTATACCGACAGTGCCGGTTACCCGGTAAGAATTATTCGCTGCATAAATAACACCGTGTTGTACAGAAGAATGGATGGGCGAACACAGTCGGTAAAAATAAACGATTTTAATGAAACGTTTGAACGGCTCGATCATCAGGAATACCTACAAATTCTGGCAGAAACAGAGCAGGAAACTCATCTGAAGAAATTACGAGCCATGCAAAGGAAGTAAAAAATGAATAAAGCGTTTGAGCTATGGGTACGCCAGCGTTACGGCAATCGCTATGACCTGACGCGAGATGTTGACGGTTTCTACTGCCGTGAAATTGTAAAACGAATGTTTGATGTGTGGTGCCACTGCCGTGGGCTGAGTGTTGTGTGAGGTAATGCATGGGCAATGTGATTCAACTGGCTCCCAATGAATGGGTTTGTGAAAGCGTTCTTATCGCAATTACCGGGCTCAAACCAGGCACAATTCTCCGGGCCCGGAAAGAATGCTGGATGGTAGGAAGAGAGTATATTCACGTATCGCCTGACGGTAATCCAAAACCTTCCAGCGAATGTATGTATAACAGAAAAGCAATCGATGCCTGGGTCGCTTCAATGAAAAACAAACAACCCAGGTGATTTAATACCATGAAATATGTAAGCTCGTATCGCTCTTGGGCGTCTGGAGGTATCGATGGATAAAGTCAAATATCCAACAGGCGTCGAAAACCACGGTGGCACATTACGCATCTGGTTTAATTTTAAAGGTAAACGTGTCAGGGAAAACCTTGGTGTCCCTGACACTGCCAAGAACAGGAAGATCGCCGGAGAGCTGCGGACATCTGTATGTTTTGCCATTCGTACAGGAAACTTTGATTACGCTGCGCAGTTCCCTGACTCTCCTAACCTCAAGGCTTTTGGGGTAAATAAAAAAGAAATTACGGTGAAAGAGCTTGAAGAAAAGTGGCTGGATCTGAAACGCATGGAAATCTCTGCAAATGCATTCAATCGCTATGAATCCGTTGCAAGAACGATGGTTCCGAAAATTGGAGGTAGCAGACTGGTGTCAACGGTGACCAAAGAGGAATTGCTGTATATCAGGAAAGATTTGCTGACCGGATATCAGAATTCAACGAAAGACAAAGCACCAGCAAGAGGACGGAGCGTCGTTACTGTAAATTATTATATGACGACAATCGCTGGAATGTTTCAGTTTGCTGCAGATCACGGTTACTTAGAAGCAAATCCCTTCGAGGGAATTAAGCCTCTCAAAAGAGCCAGGGCAGAGCCAGATCCGCTAACTCGTGACGAATTTATTCGCCTGATAGATGCTTGCCGGCATCAGCAGACAAAAAACCTGTGGTCATTGGCTGTGTACACAGGAATGCGTCATGGTGAACTGGTCTCCCTAGCCTGGGAAGATATCGATCTGAAAGCAGGAACAATTACTATCAGGCGCAATTATACGAAACTCGGTGAGTTCACTCTACCTAAAACTGAAGCAAGTACAAACAGGGTTGTGCATCTTATCCAGCCCGCTATCAATGTCCTGAAAAATCAGGCTGAAATGACAAGACTGGGTAAGCAGCACCACATCAAGGTTCAACTACGTGAATATGGACGTTCAGTGAATCATGAATGTACTTTCGTATTTAACCCCCAGGTGGTTAGAAAAAGCAAACAGGTAGGTTTTATCTACAAGGTAGATTCCATTGGCGACTCATGGGAAACAGCCATTAAACGTGCAGGCATCAGGCATCGAAAGGCATACCAGTCACGACACACTTATGCGTGCTGGTCATTATCTGCCGGAGCAAATCCAAGCTTCATTGCCAGCCAGATGGGCCATGCAAGTGCCCAGATGGTGTTCAATGTATACGGAGCATGGATGACTGACAGCAATGCAGAACAGATAGCAATGCTGAATCAGAAGCTGGCAGATTATGTCCCAATGATGTCCCATAGTCACCAAAGTGACACAGGAGGCCTATTAAAATCAGTGGGTTAG